TGCCCGCTCGATGCCCTGCTGCATGAGGACGCGCCAGTCGGTGCGGTTGGGGTTCATGGCTCCTCCAATCCATCCGAGGTGAGCCGCCCCGCTGAGTTCATCGCCCCACGGGTGTGCCTTGCGCGCCTCGACCGCCTGCCGCGACTTCCCAGCCGTCAGCCAACGGCAATAGGCCGCTGCCTTTGCGCCTTCGTGAATGAAGACTGTCTTGTGGTCCTTGAGTTGTTCCAGCCCCCACAGCGGAAGATCGCCGTCAGGCTCGCACATCCGCCATTTGTCGTCGTCCCAGTAGGTCCATGGCACGTAGTTCTTCTGCACGAGACCGTCTTCACCGGCTCGCTCGACGCGCACCTGCACCATCAAGATCTCCTTGCCGTCAACGGTCCGAAACTCAAACACATGGTCCGGATGAGCATCCCGGATCATTGTCGGGGCGTTGATGATCCGGTGGAGACGCTTGATCTTGGGGAACTCGTGGTTTGCCCAGACGGACGAGATCAGCGCCTGCTCTGCCTCTGTCGGGCTGTGTTCCAGCGACGAACAGCTGATTGCGCCGTCTCGCCCGAAGCGGATCACGGCCACATCCTTCCAGTACTTGCCTGCCGTCTCGCGCACCACAGCCGTCTGCAGCGATCTCGGTTCAGCGCCGATCCTGTTCAGGTATTCACGAACCGGTGCGATGTCCGAAAGAGAGCTTATCTTCATTTTGCCATGTCTCCGATGTAGCGTATTTTGTTGATTGAGATCATCCTGAAGTCGCTGGATCCGCGAACCTGCCCGGCGATCGCATAAAGGCACTTCCCCGGTCTGCCGCGATCGACAATTTCCTTGCCGAGTGTCTCGTACTTGAATCTGTTCACCTTGCCGAAGATCGATCCTGTGTCATCGACCAATTGCAAATTGAGCGATTGCACCCTGCCGTCGGTAATCTCATATCCGCGCTTCTGGACGTTGATGGCCTCATTTTCATCGCGCGGATTGATCTTGCCGAGTGTGCAGAACACCACAACATTGTATGGCTCTTTGGCGACTTCGATCGTCCCAATCTGCGTCGGCGGAGTGTAGATGGAGCGGGCGGACGGATCTGGCATTATTTCGCTGAAGCGGTTGCGGATCGGCCACAGACTGTCGATTTCGGTCCGGGGATTGCTCAGCAGCTTCTTGGCCCTGTCCGGGAGAGGCTCTCCACGTGCCCTGCAACCGATGATCTGTTGCATGAGCTTTGGTCCGATGCCCTTGACGTTGGTCAGCGGGCCAACCAGCGCCTTCTTTCCGCCCTTGGAGCCGACAGACCACTTTTCGGTTGAGATGTCCTTGTCGACCGGGATGTATTCGTAGCCCTCTGCCTTCATCTCGCGCAAGATCTGGATCTGGCGCATTGGGTCCGCCTCGTGCGAAAGCGTAGCAGCGGCAAACTCGAACGGATGGTTGGCCTTCAGCCAGCAGCACCAGTAGGAAATGAACCCATATGCCACCGCATGCGATTTGTTGAAGGCCCATGAGCCGAATGTGTTGATCTGGTCCCAGATCTCGATGGCCATTTCCTCTTCGACGCCATTGACCGCAGCCCCGGCCACGAACTTCTGCTTGAACTTCTCGAAGAATTCGCCTCCGAGCCGCTTCGACATTGCCTTTCGGATGGCAGAAGTCTCTTCCCAGCTCATATTGCCCATTTCACGGACAATCCGCATCACCGTCTCTTGGTAGACGACGACGCCGTAGGTCTCCTTGGTCAATTCTGTCAGCATCGGATGAGCCGTGGCCACAGATTCTGTCCCATTGCGCCTGCGGACCCACTGCGCAGAGCCGCCGGTTGCCAATGGGCCAGGTCTGGCCAGTGCGGTGATGGAGACGATGTCGTCGAACTTGTCGATCTTGACTTGGCGCGTCAATCCCTGCAGCGCAGAGCCATTCCACTGGAATATTCCGGAAAATTCACCACGATTCAGCACGTCGAATGCGGCTTGGTCGTCAAGGGGTGCATTCTGGAGATCTTGCATGGTCAAACCGGCCATTTCCAGCGCATCCTCAAACACCGACAGCTGGGTCAGGCCAAGAGCATCGATCTTTAGCAGATTCAGGTCTTCTGCATCGCCCTTATCGCACATGGTCGCATTCGTTCGATGGTCAACGGCCACGAATTTGGAGATCGGCTCCGAGGCCACAACAACGCCAGCCGCGTGTTGGCTGTAATGTCGCGGATGGCCCTCCATCTTCGTTGCGACCATCACCTCTGGCCACTCTTCAAGCAGAGACTTGCCCGCGTCCATGGTCTTGAGGGTGTCTTCCAGAGTGTCGAGTGCACGACTGTCCCCACCCGACCGCTCGATGAGCGATTCAGCCACAGCATCGCACCTCCATCTCGGAATTTGCAATGCGGCACCAGCCTCCTGCAGCGCAGAGCGCGCCTTGTACATTGTGACTGTCCCGAGACGCGCAACCCGTTCGACCCCGTACGTGTCCTCCATGTACTTGAACACCCGGTGGCGCTGCTGGTCGGAGAAGTCGATGTCAACGTCTGGCATGTCTGAGCGATTGATGTCGATGAAACGCTCGAAGATCAGACCGTATGGTATCGGGTCGATCGTCGTGATCTCCAGCAGGTAGCACACCAGAGAGCCGCACGAGGAGCCACGAGCTGGCCCGACAGCCATGCGCGTCCTTGCCCATTGGCAGATGTCTGCGACGAGGTAGAAATAGTCCTCATACCCCTTCTCGCTGATGAGCTTCAACTCCCTGTTGAGTCGCTCCTCGTAGACCGGGTCAGACAGATCGCAGCCTAGTCGCTCTGCGCCTGCTCTGCACATTGCCTCAAGGGTGTCGGGTCGTGGCGGGTGCACCAGCTCTGCCGTCTTGAGGGTCGCAGAGGATCGGCCCCAGATGAAGTCTCGGTTGGTGATCGCATCGAACCGCTCGTCTGCGGTCAGCCCGAGCCGCTCTGTCGAGCTCATCCACTCAGAATTCGTCTGGATGTGCTGGTCATACATCTGCGTCTCGGCATTGCGCCCAGTGAGCACCTCGTAAAAGCCTTGATCCTCTGGCCGCACGAACCGATTGTCGCTCGTTGCGCAGAATGTGAACCCCTTTTGCTTGGCCTCTCGGACATGCCCGCGCGAGGATGCCGGTCCTAGGCCATAGAGCGTGGTAGGGGATGGCACTACGTGTTCCAGCTTGCACCTGTGCCCGACAATCCTGAACACACCCTTAGCGGCCTGCGCCTGCTCGTAGGTGATGAGAGGCTGATATCGGAATTGCTGCGTTGCCAGATTGACTAGGTTGTTGATCGGTTCGATGTCGTCGATTGCGATGAACGTCCAGTAGTCAACTGATGGCTTCGCTTCCGAGGCGCTGACTGCGACCGCCAATTCGACCCCGTAGACCGGCTTGATGCCAGCCGCCTTGCACAGCTTCGACCATTTGTTGTAGCCGAATGTTGATGCCCGGTCCGTGATCGGCGCGCATGGGAAGCCGCATTCTTTGATCCGGTCCAGGACGTCTTGCAGATCTCCTGCCGCCGTCCTGAAGCTGTAGCCGGTCCTTATCCTTGGCATCAGATGTCTCCACGCTCTCTGAGGGCGATGAAGCATCGCGTCAGCGCCTCAACATCGGTCCTTGCCCGGTGAGCACCGCTGAACCGCTCTCCGAACAGCTCTTCGTGCAGCGCCCCGAGATTGAGACGGTAGCCCTTGATCCACTCTGTCTCTTCGACGGTGCAGATCCGGATCAGCGGCCATTCCGGCTTCAGACCTAGACGCTTCATCTCGACATTGACCACAAACCAATCGTAGCTCAGATTGTGCGCGACGACGCTGTCGGCACTCTGCAAGAGCCGGATCACGCTGTCTGCGTGATCTGCGAACCGCTTCTTGCCCTTCACATCCTGAGCGCTGATGCCGGTGATCCGGGTGATTTCCTCAGTGATCGGGACGCCGGGATCACAGATGAATTCAAGCTCCTCGATCTGCTTCCCGGTCTCATCCACGATCTGGCCGTAGAATTCGATGATCCTTGGCTGAAGGTCTTCGCGCAGGAGCGAGTTGGAGACGAGGCTGGTGGTCTCAGTGTCAAAGATCAGTGTGCGGTTCATTCCACTCTTTCCTCCGAGCATTGACCTCTTCATCGATGGAGTGAAGCATGGCGGCATACACCGACAGATCGAGCGTGCTGTCTGCGTGTCCCCCGCGACCCCAGTTTTCGGCATACCGCGTCACCTTGACGATCTGCAGCATGAAGATGTGGAATCTGTTGTGATCGTCTTCCGTCTTCAGGAAGATGCCATCGGGGAAGAGAGCGGCCATGACCGCTCCCACCTTCTTGTAGTTGTCGCCGTAGACGGCATGCCGCGCGTCGAAGGTCTTCGCCGCCTGCTTGAGAACTTCTCCTGCGGTCATGGCTCTTTCCTCCAGATGAACTTCATGTCCGGGCCGAACGGGACCGAATAGATCTCATAGTGGTAGGTCCGCTTCTTGGAGACGATGTAGTCATTGGTGTGGCTGTCGGTGTCCATGACCTGCACGATCGTTCCGCTCTCCTTGATCCACGCCGGAACCTCTTCGCCTTCGTCCATGTGGAACCCGACATGGCTGAGGAACGGACGACCAGCCTTGAACGCGGCCTTGCCGGCATGCCAGTGCGGACCGTCGAGGTAGGTCAGGATCTCCAGCTCGATCTCGTGGTCGTAGTTGAACCGGAGATGGCCCTGCGATCGGCCTTCGATCCAGTGTCCGAGAAGCGGATGTACCGTGCCGACCGAACCCTCTGCGATGTCTTCGATCCACGAGGTTCCATGCAGACCGAGCATCTCCTTGAGCTGTTGGACCTGCTCGTCGGTGTGGGCGTAATAGGCGATTTGATCGAGTTTCATGGTCATGCTCCGTAGGGAAGAATGCAGCCAGCGAGGTACTTGTGGCGCTGACGCTCAGACAGAAGGAAGGCGATGAACTCCGCACAGGTGTTAGGATCGGTCTCCTCACCTGCCGGGAGAGAGGCGAGCTGGTATGCCTCGGCTTCTTCCGGGGTCATGCCGCGAAGCTCGCAGACGCGCTGGCCAATGTAGGCCGACATGCGCGTCCCGGACATCTTGTTGGGCGAGACGCCGAACACCGTGATGTCGTGCCGCTTCTTGAGCTCGCGGTTCATCTGCAGAGTCAGGATGTGCGCCGCGCCCTTGGATGCGTTGTAGGCTGCGCTGTTGGTCATCGGCATGTGGCTCGCGTTGGAGACGATGTTGACGATTGTGGCGGGCTTGGCCATGGCCCCTGCTAGCAACAGC